TTACCCGTTCAATTTCTTGTCAATACTGGCAATATGCTTCAAGATCTGCCCCAGCATATCAGTGTCCTTCCCAGTGTCCAAAGTGTCCTTCCCAGTGTCCGCCGCCGGAGTAGTTGTTGCATTTTTCGCAAATCCATTCAACCCAGCAGCCTTGATAATCGCCGGATAATCCCGATACGCATAGTCCAGATCCACATCGCCAACAATGCCGGAAACGCATCCCTTCCAACTGTACTGCCACAGCCCGTAATTCCCGGTATAATTGGTCTGGGACACCCCAACATGAGAGAGAAACACGTCATACCGTTTTTTTACGTTATCCCCGATACAGCTTTCCAGAGCCGACTTGAACGTATAGATCGCCGCATAGTAACCTGCCTTTTCCAACACTCCACAAAACGCCTGACAAAGTGCATCTGCATTTTGCAGGCTTTCTTTTTCCTCAATGTCAAATGCAACTGGATACTCGAACTGTTTTCCAGCCAGAGCAGACAGGCACACAGCAGTCTCCTGCTCCGCTTCTGCGGCAGTTTTGGCATAACTGTACCAGTATGCCCCGACAGGGATTCCAAGCCGCTTGCACTCGCTGTAGTTCCGTGCAAACTGCACATCGATCTGGCTGGATTCTTTTCCGAAACCAGCCCGTAAAATCGCAAACTCCACCTGTCCCGACGCTTTGACCTTGTCCCAGTCGATCACGCCTTGATGTTTGGAAACGTCAATGCCCTTTGCCGCCGCTTTCCGGCTGTCCTTGCTGTCTTTGGCGATGCCGAAATAGCGGTAGAAATCGCTTGTCACCGTGTTTGTGCCTTTGGTTTCATCACCATACCATTTTGCCCCTATTCGCACATCCAGATGCACCGCCGTATAAGCACTGGTGATGTTGGCAATGCCGCCGAAGCCCAGATCCTGAGCCTTGCAGCACACCTTCTTTGCGGAAATGATACTGCCAGACTTGTCATAGCACACCACGTCCGCCGCCGTGCCTTTGGTGTGCTGTCCTGCTCCGTTGCCGCCAACTGCCTTGTCGTGTGCTGCACAGCGGTAGCCGCTGTTGACGATGATCTTGCCGCAGTCCAGTGCCGTGTACAGCTGTTCCAGCATTGAAATCAGCTGTTCCGATACTTGAAACGTGTGCGGAGAACTGCACTTGCAGCGGAATTCTCTGGCACAAAAATGTGCCGAAAGCCGTGGATTTTCCTCATACGAATATGTTGCCATTTTCTCAGCTCCTGAACTGCTTGAAGATCTGATTTGCTCCCGTTGCTGCCAGTCCGGACACAATGCCGACCGCTGTTGCCGAAAGTATGTCCTGCACCGGGAAATCCGGCATCCAAAATAATGCCGCAATCCCCAGAATACCGCCGGAAATGCCGCAGATCACCGGAATCCATTTGTTGTCCAGAGAAGTGACCTTCACAACCTCCGCCGCCAGATAGCAGATGACTGTGATTGCTGCGACTGCTGTAATACCCAAAACTTCCATCATGTTTCCTCCGTTCCTGTTGCTGCTTCATAGTCGCCGGAAAGCAAAACCAGCATTTCCGGTGTGAGATTCCCAGAAGCAAAGATTTGATACTGTCCATTTTCCAATTGTGCCGCTTGAATCGCCGCATCGCCCCAGCTGCTTCGCCGGATCGCTTTGCCGCTTTTCAGCTGCTCAACTGCCTCGATCAGATTCATAAAATAACCTCCTTAAATCGCTGTAATCGACCGAATCAGCGGATGACTGTTGTTGCTCCGTCCGACCCATGCCAGATAATATGTGCCTGTTGTGACACCTTCGCAGGGTGTCAGCGTGGTGATATAGTCCGTGCTGTACAGCCACTGCAAGGACAGGTCAATATAGCTGCCCTCTGTCTGTGCCTTGCTGAGAATGTCCTCTGCTGTACCGCTGTCCGACTGTACCAGCCGCAAAACGCCGACCTCTGTGCTGCTTGCCAGAAACCGCATGGCGATCTGGGTCGCTGCGGACGCTGTCAGCGGCACCGTAGAACAGGTAAAGCAACTGTAATCCCACCCGAAAATGGAAGTGGAATAGTTCAGTGCGTACTCGTTCTTGGAACTACAGAAGTCCGGATACTGTGCCACGAAGTCCTCCAGACTGTAGATCGTGCCGTTGTAGAGCAGGCTCACCTTTTCCCGGTGGTCTGCGTCAAACAGAACTGTCTTTTCGGCAGAGCCGCTGGGCAGCAGAGAAACCTTGTACACCAACCGATTCAGCTTTTCATCTGCCGTTGCAACGATGCCACGGGAAACAAGATGCCCTGCCAGCAGGTCACGCTGGTGGTTGATCTCTGCGATGTACTGTGCAATGGTTGCCACTATTCCGTCACCTCCACAATGTCCGCCAGTGCCGTGGCAATGTCGCCCAGAGAATCCTCTAACGCTGTGATCCTCGCCGGAAACTTGGCACTCAGATTCTCATAATCTGCCGGGCTGATGCGATTCAGCGTTTCCAGATTGTTGTGAAAGTGCCTGGTGGAGAGCAGCTGTGCCCACTCTGTTTCGCTGATCTTGTCCAGCGTTGCCTTGTTGTCGTGGGTGTGTGCAGATTCTTCCAGATGTGTGATGGACAGCGACAATTCTTGCACCTTTTCGTCCACATAAACCGTCTTTGCGTATGGGGTGAGGTCTACCGCCGCACCCTCTGTCATTGTTACCGTAGTTGTCCCGTTGGCATCTGTGATGGTGATGGTCACCGCACTGCCGTCTTTCGCCACAGCAGCAATGGGGGAAAAACCGTCTTTTCCGTCTGCTCCAGTATCGCCTTTTTCTCCTGGTGTACCTGGTTCACCTTTTTCACCACGTTCACCTTGCTCTCCTGGGTCACCCTTTTCGCCCTTTAGCGATGCCAGCCACTCAGATTCAGAACCGCTGTAGCCATGCTCTACCGCAAGGAGATAGGCGGATTTTCCGTCTGCACCGTCTTTTCCAGGCTCTCCAGGTTCTCCTTTTTCTCCTGGATCTCCCTTTTCACCAGATTCGCCCTTTTCGCCTGGTTCACCTTTTTCACCACGTTCGCCCTGTTCTCCCGTGTCACCCTTTTCACCCTTTGCACCGTCTGCACCACGTACCGGCTCGCCGCTGTCTGCATATGCACCGGTATCTGCATCATACAGCCACCATGTGCCGTTCTGAATAATGGGCAGCTGTACAGAAATCGTTCTGGTTTCCTTCAGGATCCGTTCCATTTCTTTCAGTGCTTCCTCGATAGCGTCCACACCGCCGCTGTATTCCTCCAATACAGAGGCTTTCACCTGCATGGGCGTAACGGTGTATTTCAGAATGCGGTCGCTGTTGTCATAGCAGACGATCTCCAACGCCAGCATACCGGAAACCGCAGTAAATGCCGGAGAAACATTCCACGTCAGCCGGATCTCTGTGTCCGTGACCTCCTGCGAAAGGGTTTCCAGAGCCAGATTTCCGGCACTGTTGACACCACGCATCACAAACAGACAGCCGGACAGATCGGTTCCCTGATAAAACCGTTCCACGGAAAAGACGAGCTTGTCCGCATACTTTTCGCCAGCAGTCAGCAGATGTGCCACATGGCTGGTGTCAATGAATTTTTTGTTTGCCTGCAAGATCATGCCTTATCCTCCCAGTTTCTTGACTCGTTTTTCCAATGCTCTGCAACGGTTTCGTGCCTCTTTCCGCACTTTGTCACCCTTGGAAGACCGGATGCAGTCCGCCATCACACGGCTGTCCTCGCCGCCGCAGGAAAGCTTTGTCCCACCCCGAAATGTCCACTCTGTGGCAGTGATGGTGCTGTCATAGGTCGTAGAAACAGATTCATGCAGATCCCGATAGGTGAGCTTGATTTTCTGTCCCAGCTGAAACCGTTTTGTGCTGTGTACCGTGCAGGAAAACGGACGCACCGCATACGAATTCTTGGAAATAGCCGGATATCGTGCAAGCCACATGGAATGGGCAATGGTGTTCAAGCTATAGTTGTTGACGAAAACAAAATCCTTTGCGAAACCGTCCAAAAACGGATTGGCTTCGACCAGAAACCGTTGAAAAGAGCTGGTGCTGTAATCCGGTGCACTATGAGTCGTCGCTGCCCATGCAGATTTTTCATCCTCTAATTCCACACGGGCATCTGCACGCAGCATATGAATCTCATAATCTGCCACTTCACAGGAATCATATTCGATCTCTGACATTCCAACGCTGACATCTCCGTAATAGCTGCTCCCGAATTGTCCCAACTCCAAAGCACCATCTTCCGGTCTGGCAGTAATGAATCCGAACGCCAACTCAGACAGATAACGGAAAAAATCCCGTGGACAGTCCGAATCACTGTTGCTGTTTTCCGCACTCAGATAAAACTTTGCCGGATATATGGTCTGTGACCATTTTCCGTTGATTTTCGCATAAATTCGGTCGTTACAGTATCTGCCATAGGTTTCCCGTCTTGCCTTGTCATACGGTTTCCATGTCAGCATTGCTCTTACACCGGTCTGAGAAAAAATAAAGGTATTTGTGCAGTCAGTCAGATATTGCAGCCAACCGCCGTACTCTGTTCCGTTCTCGTCCCACTGGTCAATGCCGATCCCGATATTTTGCCACTTGTCCGCAAGCACCTTTCCCACCGCTTTCGCAGCAGTTTCTGCGGTATCATTGTAACTGGACGTATCCAGCCAACCTACCGCATCTTGTGCGTTGATAGAAAATATCTCGCCCATACGGGTGGCATCGGTGACCCAGAACGTCCCCACACTGTACCAGTCCGATTCTGTGCCGTATTTGGAAAACACCTGTAATTTTGCTCCACGCACCTGAAATGTGGTCATTCCCGTGATCTTTGCCTGCATGGAGAAGGTCGCTGCATACACGCCGCCGATCTCAAAAGTGCCGTCTGCACAGCACTGCCGCTTGCAGCTGGCAGAAATGATGCTGGATTCCGTCAGCGTGGTGACCAGAGCATAGTTGCGTGCAGTATAGTCATACTTGTATACTTTCACTTGAATAGATTCTGCAATGGTCATTTCTCGTCCTCCTGAAAATTCGGTGCATAGATCCGCAGGCGATAAATGCGGTCAATATCACCGCACTGCATCCGCACATAGGCGTTTGTCACTGCCCCAGTGATTCCGATCCCAATGACGCTGCCGATCCAATTTCCGCTGGAATCTTGAAAATACGCCGTCAGATCTCTTTCCGCATTTGGATACCCATTGACACCGTATATCAAAATTTTTGGCGAAGCCGCTTGCAGCAAATTTGCACCGACATAGAAGTGCAAATAGATCACGTCTGTGTTTTCGGTCGTATAGTCCGGCAGTTGTACAGACCCGTCCGCCAGACGCTTTCCTCTGTTGGAAGGCAGATATACATATGGCAGAAACGGTGTCCCATTGCCGTCCTGTACGATTTCCACACCAGAAAAAGAGATATTGCCATCGCTGAAAAGCGGGGCAAAATACGGGATCTCACCAAATTTCTCCTGACCAAGCTGCCGGATTGCCGAAAAAGATACTCGATAGATCTCACGACTGACAGAAATCGTGGTCACAGAAACGTTTCCGGACAGGATCAAACAATCTCCCAGATGCTGGTCAAATGGAACAATTGCTCCTGTTTGTGCCGGATAAACTGCACCGTCCAGATACAGTACACCACGTTGGAGTACATTCATCAGATTGGACAATGCGTTATTTCCATACACTTCGAATGACAGAGGAACGGTTCTCACCAACGCCAGAACTGGATAATAGATCTGTGTTCCGGCGGCACTTTGAAATCGTTTTCCCAATGGTTCCGCAGTCATATCTTCATTGACCAGCTGCCGCATATTGGCAGCACAAGACCATGTGCCGCTCGGCGACTTCGACCAGATATTCACAAGTCTCATAATGTTTCTCCTCCGCTCCGTGCATTGGCGATCTGAGCCGCCTTGACTACCACAGTTTCCAGCTGTGTACCGCCGATGTTTACTGGAATGATAATATCACCGCTTGGCTGCGGCTGCCGGTATTCTTCCGCAGCGGTTTTCGCCGGCGAATCGTACTGTACCGCCGGAACTGCCGTCCCGATGCCAGAATAGCCCTGCATCTGTACCGCAGAATCCAGCTGCATTTGCAGCCGGTCGGTGTCCACCTTGTCCATCATGGCATCCAGCGAACGGTTCAGATCATCGGCAGTGTCGCCTGTGGTGTCTTCCATGCCTACAGCAACGCCGGGCAGCAGAAACTTACCGATGGTGTCACGCATCAGCTTTGACGGGGAATGAATGCCGAAAAAGTCCTTGAAACCGCTCCACAGGCTGTCGCAGACATCGCCGACCGTGTCCAATAAACCGCCGATACCGTCGATCAGACCATTTCCGATGCCTTTCAGGATGTCAATACCCAGTTGCAGCCAGTCCACACCAGTAAGGGCATCCCAAATCGCACCCCATATTTTCGGGATCGCTTTCAAAAGATCTGGGATCGCTTTGATGAGTCCGGTGGAAAGCCCATACATCAGCTTGATTGCCGCCTCAATGATCATGGGTAAATTGTCGATCAGCCCCTCAAACAATGCCGTCACGATCTGAATCGCTGCATCGATCAGAGCCGGCAGCTGCTCAATTAGCCCATTGACAATGGCAAAGATCATATCAATTGCCGCTTCGATCAATTGCGGCAGATTGTCCAGAATGCCATTGACTAACGCCATAATGATCTGAATGGCTGCATCGATCAGAAGAGGAAGATTCTGGATTATCATATCTGCAAGTGTCATGATAATCATAATGACCGCTGTCAGAATCGTGCTGACATTGTCCATCAGACCGCCCACCAGAGCATTCAGGATCTCGATGGCTGCCACGATCAGTGTGGGCAGGTTCTCCACGATCACATTGACAATGGCTAGAATGATCTGGGGCACATATTCCATCAGTGCCACCAATCCCTCAGATAAGCCATTGATCAGTGTGGTGATGAGCTGCACCGCAATAGGCAGCAGATTCGGCAATGCCTGTTCGATCGCTGTAATAATGCCGTTTAAGAGTGTCTGTCCTGCCTCCAGCAATGCACTGGCATTTTCTGCAATGCCCTGAACGATGCTGTTCAGGATTTCCGTTCCGGCACTGAGAATGCCAGGCAGGTTTTTCTGGATACCGGAAAGAAATTCGCCTAGTATCTTCTTACCGGCTTCCACCATACCGCTGGATCTGCTGCCGATGGAGTCGATCACACTGTTGATGCTTTCAAATAGTCCGTCAAAGATTCCTGCGGCATCGCCGCCGTTCATCACATTGATGATACCGGAAATGGCATCTGCTGCTCCAGCAGACAGTGTGGACTTCATGTCCAGAGAGAAACCGCTGACAGTGCGTTTCAGTCCCTCTACCGCACTGCCGATGTCGTCATATTTGACCTCGTTGATCTGTCCCAGTGCGTCATATGCCACGCCGGACGCATCTTCCATATTTGCCAGCATGGGCAATAGGTTTGCCTGTAAGTCCTCAAATTGTGTGCCAAACAGGTCAATGGCAGCCTGATTCTTTGCCACAGGGTCGGCAATGCTGTCCAGAGCCTGCACCGTCTGGAAAAATGCTTCCTGTGCCGTGTCACCGCCAGCCGCAAAACGCTGTGCCATATCATCGGCATTCATGCCGATCATGGCAAAGCCCTCTGCCGTGGAATCACTGCCGTCCTTGCAGCGGATATTGAACTCCTTGACCGCATCGCCCACCTTGTCGATAGAGAACGCTCCGGATTCCGCACCGGAGATCAGGCTTTGGGTGAACTGTTCTGCGGACAGCCCCAACGCCGCATACTGCGTGGAATACTCGTTGAGGGTGTCCAGCAGGTCGCCGTTCTGATCTGCACCATTCTGTGCTCCCACGGCAATGAGATTGTACGCCTCCTCGGCACTGATCCCGAAGTTGTTCATGAGTGCCGATGCAGCACGGGTGCTTTCGTTGACTTCATAGCCGAACGTGTCGCTCAGTGCCATAGCACCCTCTGTGGCAGACTGCAATTCTTCGCCCATCAGTCCGGTCTGCTTCGTGACTTCTGCCACGGCATTGGCAGCATCTTCATAGGAATCCCCGAAGTTGTTGCCATAAACGTCCTTGACCACATCACGCAGCCCTTCCAGCTCCGCACCGGTCGCTCCGGTCGAGGCGGACATCTGATTGATCGCCTTGTTGAATTCGTCACCGGAAGAAACCATATCGCCAAATGCAGACAGGGCTTTCTTGCCCAGATCGGACAGCAGATTGCCCATTGCCACAGATGCCGCAGAGATCGTGCCTTTCATGCCTTCGACCTTTTGGTCAAAGCCGCTGGTATCCCCGTCGATCGGGACTTTGATGCTTTCCTCCGCCATATTGTTTCACCACCTCCAAAAAAACGGCACTCCTACCCATGGTAAAAGTGCCGATTATTGTCCCTGAAATGCAAATCGATTTCTGCAATTGCCTCCCTTGAAAAGGGAGGTGGCACGCAGTGCCGGAGGGATCACTACTCTTTTCCTACCCGAAAAACGCACCGCACTGATAGCCGTCCAGTTCCGGCTGGGGAATGCGGATACGGTCTTGTATCTTCCGGATCCTTCGCCGTTCATTCTTGTCCTTGACCTCTGCCAGATTCACGCTGCGGTATCCCATACGCTGCTTGATCGGCGTTTCGTCCGGCAGTGCATCAAACAGCCCCAGAAACAGATGCCAGTGCATCTGCTCCACCTGCTGCAAGTCCATGTGATAGACCGACAGAAACGCCGCATATACATAGGCAGCGTCATACTGCCATGACAGCACACGGTCTGTGGTCTTTCGTCCGGAATCGCTCTGCCGCTGCTGCGGCTGCTCCTCCGAACGTGTCGCAAACCCGATGAGAGCCTCCAGAGCTTCTTCCAGACAGGCAGCCGGCGGCTTGTCCATGTACCATTCCAGCATCAGCAGCAGCTTGTCCCGTCTGGAAATGCTGTCGTCCTCCTGCATATCGTAGAACCGCAGCCAGTCCCGAAAGTCGGTGTAGATCCGGTACGCCTTGCCGTCTACTGTCACCGTGTCCGGCAGGGCATCATACAGCAGATTCATCGTCTGCCGCCTTTGGGCAGATATTTCTTTTGCAGCTGTCTTTGTGCTTCCTGTGCCTGTGCCGCCTGTTTTGCCACAAAGGTCAGAAATTCGCCGTACACTACGGTATACTGCCGTGCATTGTCCGAAATCCCGGCAAAGATCTGCTCCGCCGTGCCATCGCCGAACAGGGTGTCATACAGCGTGCGAAACGCCTTGCAGTACGCACGGATATATGCCGCAGTACCGCCGGACTTGTCCGCCGGCATATTCTGCTCCAGCTGTGCCAGAGCAGCCTCATACTTTTCTACGGTATCCGCATCCTCAATATCCAGCGGCAATTCCAGCCCGTGGATATGCCAGATCGTCAGATCATCTTTCATCATTCATTCCTCCTCACGAAGCACTGCACTTGATCGTATAGGTATTCGACCCCAACGCACCATTTGTGACAGTCACATAGATATAGTCGCCCTCTTTCACGGTAAATGCCACACCGCTGTTGGTGATGGAAGAAGACTTTCCATTGCAGGACGCTGTGATGCTGAATGTGCCGCTTTCCGCCGTTGCATACACATTCAGACTGCCAGTCTTGCTGACGGTATACTCTGTCACATCTGCCTTGAATGCTGGTTTCAGCAGATTTTCACTGCCAGAAGAAACTGACAGGGTTTTCAATACCGGCTTGGTGTTGGTAGAAAGGGTGATCGTCTGAAAATCATCGGTGCTGAATACCGTAACATCTTCCATTTCGCCCCGTGTCTTGAAGTTGCCGGAATAGGTCATGCAGTCTGTGGTATCGCCGTCAGCGTCCGGAATGACTGCATAGTCACGCATCTTTGCCGATGCCGAATAAATACCACTGCCGCCCAACTGTGCCGTGGTCATGTCCACACTGATGATCGAACGCACTGCGTCCTGTCCCAGCAGTTCGTTTTCGTGGATGTCGATGATGTCGTCGGTCACCGGATGCTTTTTGTAGCGATCCAGTGCATAGGCAATGGCAGTGTTATAGGCGGTAATATCCGTTCGTTTGAAATCCTCGTCCACATACTGCCGCTCATATTCTGTGGGATTCTTGGACGTAGAAAGACTAGTGAAGCCTTCCATGCGTGTATAGACGCTCTGTCCCGGCACATGATAAAAAGCCACCTTGCCGGTACGCAGCACAAGGTCTGCGTTTTTCAAATTCTTACCCATGTGTAAAATACCTCCTGTCCTGATAATACATCAGTCGTAATTGGATCTGATAGCGAGCCGTATCATCGCCGGTGTCATAGGCATAGCCGCTGGAAACAATGTCCATGCGATAGGGTGTCCGATAGTCGCCCAGTTCCGGAAAGATACCCTGCCAGTTGTTCCGCTCGATCCAGTCCGCAAAGTCCTCGTAGAAACCGGAATTGGCGAGATTCTCCAGCACCTTTGTGCCGTACTTCTCACGGCTGGCAAAGACGAACAGAAACTGCCGCCTGTCGCTGCCGTCCGTGTATTTCTGCACCACTGGTGCGCATGGTGTAGTGTCCACCGTGTAGCCGATGGTGTCCGCTTCCAGCTGGTCTACCCCTAAGATCGCTCCGTCATGGAGCAGCGGACAGCCGGCAATGTACTCTCGTATCGCCGAAATGATCGCCATTCTATCACCCCTTTGCAAGGATACGGGCGTTTTTCAGAATGAGCTTGCCATGGTCTGCCCATGCCCGTAACGCCCACTTTTTCCCACGCAGACCACGGGAAACACCGGCATACCACTGTACGGCTGCATAGGGCGTTTTCCATAGCAGATACCCGTCTTCCGGCTTGCTGTGGGAGATGCCGGAATCCCGGAGCATACCGGTGTCAAACGGCACATAGGGGTCACATTTCCGCAGCAGCTCATTGCCCACAAATTCCTGTGCCTGCTGTTTCAGTGCCGCCGATCTTGCGTGTAGCTGCTTGGTATTGAAATTGATCTTTACTTTTAGGATCATACCGCCGTCACCTCGATGTGCTGCACACCGGCAGAACCATAGCGAAAATCTTTCACTTCCATGACCGTCCGGCATTCCTCCGGCGGTTCTGCGGCGGTGCATCTGCCGCAGAAGATCCGGTCGCTCCGTTTCGGCACATAGCCGGAAACCGCTGCCGCCGGAATGATACACAGCACGCTGTCCTGCTGTTTCATCGACGTACCGCTCTGGCTCTGCCCTTTCATGTCCTCCCAGTAAACCGCAGGGAAGAAGTGCCGCACATACGCCTCCATACGGTCTTTTCCCACCGTTTTCTCAAACACCGTGCAGCCAATCTTATTCGTGTACATCAAAAAATTCCTTTCATCTTAGGCTGACTGAGGAGTTTCACACCCCTCGATACATCAGCCCCGAACCGCCCAGATACCGGATACAGATGCTCCGGAGATAGTCCTGCAAGCCGGCAGTATCGCCGTTTAGCAGGGCAGAGATGCTTTCCGTGGGCGTGGCGTAGCTGACACTGTACGCTCCGATGGTCTCCGCCGTTTTCAGACCGCTGCCCTCTGCACCGCCTGTGCCGTATGCCTGATAGGTGACGATCGCTTCCGCCAGTGCACAGCAGCACCGCCGGACACGGTCTTCCCATGGCTGCGGCACACCGTCCAGCAGCCGCCCGAATGTCACCATGTCCAGATACTCGCTTGCCCGTTCTGCCGCCCGACCGAATGCGGTCGGATCCCGTATCATACCGCCAAGATAAAAATCCTGGTAGTATGGAAAATCAGCATATGCCATGCCTTACGCCTCCACTCTCTTGACATAGACCGTCTGCGGCTTGGAAATACCGATGCCGTAGACCTTTCTGCCCTGTACCGCAGAAGAACCGATATACTCGTTGGTCAGATTCTTGATAGCGACCGGAACAGACCACTCCTGCACACGGTGGCACCAGTTCGGGTGACCGCAGATGAATTCCGTGGTAGTTTTCTTGCCGCCCACCAGAGCGGTGTCCTCAAACATGGTGTTGTTGGTCTCGAATACGTTGTATCCGGCAATTCTGCCCACCACGCCGGACTGCACCAGTTCCTGGGACAGGTCGCCCTGCTTGACGAAACGGTCGTCTGTCAGCAGCACTTCCATGAATTCCGGCGATGCCAGCAGCCAGCGTTTGCCGTCGTTGGGAACACCCAGACGGGACTGCACACGCTTTGCCGCCAGCACCTGCTTGTATGCCGTGCTTTCGGTGCAGGCAGTCTTGGACGCTGCCACCGTAATGCCGGTGGTTTCCTCCAGAGCACGGATAGATCTGGTGTCCATAGACAGCCCCAGAGAATAACCGGCACTGTCCAGACGTTCTGCGGTGATGCCGTCCGGTACGCTCTCCGCATCAAAGCCGTCGATCATCTCGTTGACCGCCTCGTCAATGTCGATGTTGATGTCAAAATAGGTGGTAGAGCCGGCAGAGATCGCAGCACCTGTCTGCTTGTCATACTTCTTGACCTCTACCTCGGTATCACGCACCGGCACCTTGACCTTGCCTGCCTTGGGATTTCCCTCGTAACGAGGATTGAAGATCAGATTGTCCTTGGTGACCAGCGTATACCGCAGCTTCTCGTCCACCAGTGTCGAATATCGTTCCTGTGCAATATGTGCCATAACTTTTCCTCCATAAATAAAAATAACTTACCTGATAGGCTCTCCTGAAAGGACACCCGTAGGGCGTGCCTTGTGCTGAGCTGGCAGTGCGTAGCACTGACTGAGGGGTCAGGACTTCTTCAAACTCGGATTCATGCCATAAAATGCGGCTTCCACGCCGTTCATGGCACTGGGCAGATTGCCGGAAGTGGGAACAGCGGCACGTTCTCCCGGATTCGGGGCGAATGCGTCTGCATGGGCAGTGCGGAACTGCTGCACCACATCGTCCGCCCCGATCAGCTTGTCGCCGTCAAATTTCAGTTCCTTGGAAGTCAGCAGGTCGGTGACATACTTCTCGTACACGTCATTTTTCAGCTGCAATCCCTTGACATACTGGGACAGCTTGGTGCGGTACTCAAATGCGGCACGGTCTGCCTCGGACTGTTCCAGCTTCTGCTTGTAGTCCTCCACGCTCGCCTTGATGCCGTCAATGTCCATGTCCTTGTAGGACTGAATGGTCTTGCTGGCTTCGTCCAGCTGCGTCTGCACGGCGGCGGCAGCGTCCTGCTCCGCCTTGATGTCTGCGGCATAGGCTTCCGTGATCTTCTGCACGGTGTCCTTGTCGGTGATGCCGATGCCTTCCAGAAATTTCTCATCGATCATAGGGATAACTCCTTTTCAAAAAATGTATGAAAAAAGCACCTCGTCTGAGATGCTCATTTCGCTGTAAAAAAACTATGGTAGTCTATTTGACAATGCACCAATCTTCTGCCAGCATATCGGTCTGACTGGCAAGCCAGCCGATACAGAATCGATTGTCTGCGGTTTTCATGACAATGCTGTCCGTAAACGGATAACTTCCGTCACCGATTTCCTGCGTCAGTAATTTGCCGTCAGCAAGATACAGGTACATTCCTTTGCCGTTCCAGCCGGTTCTGGCAACTTTCTTTCCGGCTTTCAGTGCTTCCAATGCACCGCCGAATGTCATTTCTTTCATAGATTCTCCTTTCGGGCATAGAAAAAAGCACCTCGGGTGAGATGCTTTTTGTTATATTTGGTTTTGCATCTCAAAAAACGTGCTATTTTGAGGTGCTTTCATCATTCTTGTGCTTTTCTACGAATTCCTTTTTGAACTTCTCGAATTCTGCTTCTAGTTCTTCGATAGTGTTCTCAGAGCATATTCGTCTAATTTCATTCATATCAACATCTTTTTCTTTGATATCAACATCATCCATCTGATTTCATCTCCTTAAATTTGAATTTATAAAATTCTTGCAAATCTAGGAGTGCGTTTACCTGTGCTTGGAATTCGCTATCTCCTTTTTCGGCATGTAGACTGATTCTCTTATTATACACCGCTTCATCGATAATAAATATTGGTGCTGTATATTCAAATACCGTACCGTCATGTCCAATTGTATAGCCCTTTTGATACCCGTTTTTCAATGCGGCATTCAAATCACCAGCACTGGGCGGCATACCAAGTGGGTGGTTATGGAACGAAACGATTTCATCTTTTTCAGATTCTTGCAACGCTCTGCGGATTTCTTCCGTATAGTCCGGCGTTCCGGCTTGCGTTCCTGTTGTTGAAGAATACCATTTCTTCGTTCTGGTATTGTAGAAGTACAGGTCTTCACCGTTTGTGCCGGAACGATGGTTCAGCATTTTCTTAGCAACCTGATAATACTGCCGCTGTACCTTTTTATCTGAATCCATGGAATCGAACTTGCTCCTGAACTCTCTGCTTTTTACCAGATCTTTTGGAACAGCATAATCCGAAGAACTTTGCATTCGTTCCTGTTCTTTTATTATACCACCGTCACCGCCAGAAGTCAATTCTTTTTTGCCATTCTGAACTCGTTTCGCCGCCTGCACCGCCTTCTGTGAAACACTCCGCCCGAATCCATTGACCTGTGACCGGAACGTATCGTTCCGCCGTCCGGTCTGGCGGCAGAAGTCTTTCAGCGTTTTTTCCGCATCTTTCAAACGCACAGAAACCGCTGCAAAATCATCGTTCAAACCCTGTTTTAACACCGGATCATCGGTGTTCTTTGCCGCTTCGTCCAATGCCGCCGCACGCCGCTTTAGTGCTCTGACCTTCCGCTCGCCTTTCCGCTGCATCTGGCTGATCTCATACTCTGTGTACTTCTCGCCGTTGTAAGAAATGCTCTTTTCGTCCAGCCTGGCGATCTCCTCCGGTGTGTAGTTCGGCGTGGACAGTCCCGGATAGTACGGATGCCAGTTGTGCCGGCAGTTCCAGCCTTTGAACCCTCTGCCGTCCCCATAGCCGATCTCTTCCAGCGTAAACACTTTCAGCCCGTCAATGACCTTTCGTGTCCGCTTGCCGCTTATCACCACAAGCTGCCCCTGCCATCTGGCGTGCTCTGGTCTGGCTCCGCCGTGTGCCGTCAGTTCCATGTACTGACAGCCCGAATCCTCCGCACGTTTCTTTGCCACTGCCGCCGCAGTCTGTCCCACGCCCGTCAGCACACACCGCCGCACCGCAACATCAATACGGTCACAGTGTCCGGTGGGATAGGTCACATATGCTCCGCCGTCCGCCAGATTTCGCACCGCCATGCGTATGGCATCCTGATAGCTGAACGCTCCGGAGGACAGCTGCATATACGCCCGGTCACAGGCTTGCAGGAAGGCAGTCTGCGTGGTATTCGCCGTGGTGCTGACCAGATTCCGCATGGTTCCCAGTGTCTTCCGGTATCCGGCATCCAGCACCTGCTTCATGCCGCCGTCCTGCCGGATGTCCACCGGAACTTCTCCGGCAGCCTCGTGGGTGTCGTTGTCGATGTCCACCGTCTTCACGCCGGCATCTTCAAATAACGCCCGGACTTGTGCCACGCTGGCATCTGTCCGGTCTGCGATCATCTGCAAAATATCCTCGTACAGGATTCCGGCAGATTGCAGCACCTCCGCCTGATACGCCGTGCTTTCTGACACAAAGCCCATTTTCAGCATACGCCGCACCATGTCCGCCACAATATCGTCCTCCAGCTGCTGATATAGCCCCAGCAGCTGAGAAACGTCTGGCTCATAGTCCACCACAACACCTCCTCACACATAACTTCAAATAAGCCTCCCCTGAAAAGGGAGGGGAACCGCCGTCAGGCGGTGGTGGGGTTTTGAACCTTGTACTGACAGAGGGGTTTTACGAGAACAACCCACCATCATCCTGCCGTTCCGGCATCATCTTCGCCGCCTTTTCCTCGGAGCAGTCGAAATACCACGCCAGAAACAGCTCCGGACGCAATAGCTTGTCCCGTACCATCTGCACACGCCGCTGATACTCTACGTCCGGATCTTCCAGCACACCGTCCCCGAAGGCAAAGGTTGCCTTGACCGGCGGACTGCTCTGATTGCGATAGTAGTCCTGATAGTATTGCATTCCATAGAGCATCTGCTCCAGAGCGTTCCGCAGGTTCTCCTGAATGTCTTTCACTCTGGAAAAGCTCCGCTGCTTGGAACTCCGCACTTCCTCTGCGGTTTTCTCCACATCGGATACTTCGGAAAGTGTGCCGTAGGAAAGCCCCACCGCATTTTCGATCCGCCGCAGGATCTGATTGAACGCATGGAAATAGGCAGTGTCCCGGACTTCCGGAGAAAAGGTATTGATAAAGGACTGTCCGTCCGTTTTCTCATAGCTGCGGAACATCCGCTCTCTGCCCTTGGGCAGTACCGGCTTGCCGTCCTTGTACCGGAACAGATCCTCGGTGGCATCAATGGCACGCTCTGAAGACTCCAGTTCCCATAAGATCCGCTCCCAGTGTTCGTCTGCGTCCCGGATAAAGTCCACGGCATCCGCAAAGACCGAAACGCCCAGCGGTGAAGTGGGGTCGATGTTGTTGGAATCCGGTGTCTGAAAAATGGCAAACAGCGGACGCTGTACGTTTTCATACACCTTTTCCGGCAATACATCCGCCCACTGCGGCACTTCGGAAAGACTGCACTCTGTGCCCAGTGTTCCCGGACTGGCAGAACAGAAACAGCGGTTCTGAATGGTATGTGTCTGCCGCATCTGGGAATAGACGTGCAGCTCCAGACGGGTGTAATAGTTCTTGCCAATAGAGATCTCTTCCGGACACACCACCGCATCGCAGGAATCGTCCGTGTAGTTCACCGGAAGATAGGCGTTCTGCGGCACAATGTCCACCGAAACGCCCTGTGCCGTGAAATAGGGTTTCAGCAGCAAGCCGCCAATGGCAAGCCCGAAGTCCATTTTCCGCCGCAGCTTCGGCAGCACACGCCTGACCGCCTGTTCCAGTTCTGCCGCATCGTGTACCGTGGCGGAAAATTCCGTCAGTGTCAGCCGTTTCAGTTCCTGTGCGATGTTCGCCGGAATGTGACAGGAACGCACACGGTTTCTTACCCAGCCGGCACGGTTCAGATATAACTCCTCCCACAGCTGCATCTGCTGTATCATGTCACCGCTGAGCAGGCATGGCACCTGCATGGCTGCGGCGATCTGTGTTGCATCGATCATAACATCACCTCCTCATCTGGCATCCGGTATTCCCGAAGTGTCCGCTGCATGGCAGTCCGGACGAAATACCGCATATCGTCCATGGCGTGGTCGTTGGTCTTGACCACCGTGTCTTTTTCCTTGGCTTGGTTGTCCCAGCAGTACAGCCCGAACTCCCGGATAATATCCGTACAGCCTTCACAGATATGAATGCGTCCGGCTTGCAGCAGCGTGGACGTGTCACGAATGCCGTCTAAGACGCTGTTGTTGGCGTTCCGTACCCGAAAGACACCATGCCGCCGGATACACTCGATAAAGCTGGCAGCCGACGGGTCTGCGATCACATACCGCACATAGGGGGCAATATCTCCGGCAAGCTGTTCCAGAGCCGCATAGTGTTCCTCGTCTGTTCGGGAATGTCCCTCTTTTCGGGCATCATAATAGTACTCCCGCAGTCGGGTGGCATAGCCGTCCGCCGACAGGTGCCATAAGCCGACAGAGGTCGGGTTCAGTGTGCCGTAGTCACAGCTGAGATAGAACTCGCCGGAATGCACGTCCGGCATGGTGTCCGGAATGACGTGCAGCAGCTTTTGAAACTGGGGATACACCAGACCGTCCGCCATGACCCACTTGCCCAGTACATACCGGTCATAGAACACACCGGAATACATCCGCTCGTACCGCTTGCGGACAGATTCGGAAAGGGCGTAGTTGTCTTCCATGGTAAAGTGCAGATGCAGCCGGTTCTTTTCACCGGCTTTCCCGTGTACGCTGTCGATCCATTCCTTGTACAGCCAGTGTTCCTCGCTGCCGTCTGGGTTACAGTTCATCCAGATCTTCGAGCCGGTGACAGAGCATCTCGCCGTTGCCTGATCCACAAAGGAACGGGGCATCAGTGCCACCTCGTCCAGCAGGACACCGGCAAGGGTGATACCCTGAATCAGTGCATAGCTGCTTTCGTCCTTGCCGCCGAAAAAATAATAGCGGTTGTGGTGTCCCTGCCATTCTACGTCCATATAGTTCTTGGACAGGTTGATCTTCGGCTGCATCACGCCTGCCATCCACTTCTGGATCGGCGTGACCACATTGCGTTTCAGACTGTCGATGGTCTTGCCGCAAAAGGCAAATGTCTCATGGTCAAAGCTCCGCATACTCCACAGCAGATAGCCAATGCTCATTGCCATGGTCTTGCCGGAACGGACAGAGCCGTCACAGATGATAGCATCATACTGCCGGAATTTCGGCATTGCCCACCAGAGCATGGCTTGTATCTGCTTGGGAGAAAAAGTCTGATAGATCATGCCAGTCCCTCCTGCAATTTCTCAAACAGATTGGTGATCTGTCCGTTGTCCTCTTCTTCGGCTGCTCCGGATGCCGCCGCCTGTAGGGTGGCGGTGATCTTGGTCTCTGCCCGGATCAGCTCCGGATTGCTTTGCAGGAACTCGTATAGCTCCATGTGCCGTTTCCGGAATTCCTCCGCCAGCTTTTTCCGCTTCTTCGGCTCCGGGGTATTCAGGTAGGCAGAGAGGAACGTCTGCAAATCGGTAAAGTCCGCTTGCGGAATGGATCTCCGCTTGTCCTCAAATTGCAGGATACCGTCCGCCAGCTGGTGGATACTCTTTTTCTTTCGGCTGTTCATTTGCAGTCACTCCTTTCAGAAAAAATGGTCAAAAATATACGGACGCTGTACGCCCGTATATTGCGTGTATTCTTTTTGGGTGTTGTTTTTCGCAGAAAAATCTTCAAACGATTCTAAACGCCCTCTGAACGTTCTTAAACAGGGTATGCTTCGCCATTCGGAATCTTTTTGGAAAAGTTCCGTTCGGGGTTCAGGCAATACCGCACAAAGAGCTGCAAGAAGTATTGCCTTTATACCATATGCCGCACCCTGTGGGACGAATCAACCACAGCAGCGACAGGCATACTGATTTGTTTCACACACGCTCTTAAATGCCGATTACCGGCAGTGTGACCGTGTAGTCATGTCCGCAGATGGAGAGCCGTACACGGGCACGCCGCTGCCGGAGATCCAGCCGCACCACATTGTCCCAGTATTCCCGGAGCACGCCGGACAAGACCATCTTGTCCCCCTGCAATGTGGTGTAAATACGGGACGGGGCAATGGGCTTGCCGCCGTTCCAGAGCCACCGGATATATGCTTCCTCGTGGGGTTGCAGCTTGCCCAGCGTACAGCCGGACACTTTCAGAAATCCGATCACGCCGTCTGACTGTACCACGCTGTCATATTTCTGGCGGTCGATTTCCTCCTCCAGAAACAGATAGCCGGGAAAGACAGGTTCTGTGATACTGTTCCATTTCCCGTTCTTCCGGATGTCCATGGTTCGCTGCGGACAGCGTACCAGATGCCCTCTTTTCCGCAGCAGCACCGCTGCTTGCAGATCTGTGCCAGGCTTCACCTGTACCACATACATACTCATGCCTTTCCCTCCTTGGCTTTGGATTTGATAAACTTCTTGACTTCCTTGTAGAGATCCGGTCGTTCTGCCGCCATGGCTTCATAGATCAGATCCTTGAACTGCTCTGCACCGTTCTCCAGCAGATCCCGTGTCTTGGTGTCCACGTTCTTCTTGTACGCCACTGCACGGGTGAGTGCCACGGCGTTCTTGGAAAGGGTGTCAAAGTCGATCTCCGACAGCCGTTCCTCCGGCAGCTTGTTGATGGCATCCAGCATCTGATTGCAGAGCAGGCGGAGAATGCCATCTGTCATGTCCAGATCCGGATAGCGGTCGGTTTCTTCCATGATCGCCCGGAAGTTCTCCTGACTGAGCCGCAGGGCGTCCAGCGTGCTCATGAGATTTTTCGCATATTTTCCCACCGCTGCCAGAGAGATGCTCACGCCGTGGGACTGGATATAGTCCACGATCTCCCGGTAATAGGCACCGGTCTTGATCATCTCGTCTACGGTTTCTTTGACTGCCGGTTCCAGATTGTCGATCTTAGAATGCTTTCTGCGTCCCATGCAGCACCTCACACGTCAATACATTCGTCCTTGCGGACACAGGCAATGATCTTGATACCGTCCGCTGTCACCTTGGCTTCCATCTGTTCCATTGCCGTGTCTGCCAGTGTAGTGTCTGTTTTGGAATCCATGTGCCGCAGCCGGATATATCCGGATTCCGTCAGATAGTTGATACTGTCCCGGAATTCCGCCTCCGTCATGCTGGGTTCCAGTGCATAGCGGATGTCCGTCAGTGCAACAAACTTGTCACGCAGCAGATTCACGGCTTTCAAGACCATGCCGTTGTTCTTGAAAAATGCCTTCTGCCGAATTCGTTCTATCATTTCTGCCTGCTCCAATGCCGTTCCTCCTTACTTGCTGCAATAGCTGTCGATCTTGCTTTCCAGCCTTGCCATGGTGCGGATAAAATCCTCGTTCTTGGTGGTGTGTTCCTTGATGTAGTCGATGTTCTCCGACAATTTTTCCATAGATGCCTTGATCTCCCGGATCTCTGCCTTGGTGGCGTACTTGTCCGACAGCGTCAGCAGATTGTCACGCAGCTCCTGCACTGCCATTTCGTTCTTGTCATTGCGATCCATGGTGCGTTTCAGAAAATAGCCGATGATCCCAAGGATCACGGTGATCACCGTGGTGATGATAAACAGGATCAATTCCTGTGTCACTGCATTCCCTCCCCAAAAAGAAAAGTGCTATCATTACTTCTACTGTAATGATAGCACAGAAAAGAACGGTGCTGCAAATAAGGCAGATTTTTCAGGAATTTCAATGAGTTTTCGGGTTCAGAAGAACGTCATCTGGTGTGCTTCCCGGTCGGTGCTCTGGCGGTAGATGATGTCCCGGATGGTGTTCTCCGCCAGATTGAATGCGTGTGCCAGTTCCAGATAATTGGAACCGTCAAACCGGCGGAAGATCTCTGCATCTCTCAGACCGTTCATCACGGAATCCGCCTTGCTGATATAGATGCTGCTGCCGCCGTAGCTGGCGACCAGCTTCCGATAGGCTTCGATGCCGATGACCTCCGCAATTTCCAGCTGGCTGCCGTGCAGCTGTTCCATGGTCAGTTTATCCAGAGTCATGTGCTTTCGCCGCCTTTCGCTTTGCGTTTCGCAGATACCGTTTCAGTGCCTCGATCAGTTTCGCCCCGTCCGCCCGTTTGACCCAGTTCAGCGGATGACCGGGGCAGGGGTCTTCCTGCAATACCTTTCGGACGATGCCTGCCATGCGTTCGCCCACCGGCACCGCAGAGGGCGAGAGCTTTGCCAGATCGTACAGCAGCCGCCAGGCATACGCCTTTTGTCCGGCTGTCATTTTCCCCGGATACTCCGGGGATGCCGTTTTCTTTTTGGGACGCTGCTCCCGGAGCTGCCGCCGCAGCTCCGCCTCTACCGCTGCCGCCTCCGGTGGGGTGAGTTCCCGGACAGAGGTCTTGCCGCTGATACGGTAGACGATCATGTGAAACGGGTCTTCCTTGTTTCCCGATTCTACCAGCCCCAGCACAGCAGCAAGGCTGTACAGTGTCTGGGTTTGTCCTTTTGCCATATGCTTCACTTCCTCAGCCGATAATCTTTCTGGTTGTCCGGGCGTATCTCAAACGCATACCCTTTGGACATCTGAATGATCCTGCCGCCGATTGCTCCGTCAATTTGCCGCAGCTGGGGCAAAAGCCATTCCGTGGAGAGGATCGTCAGCATCTGATTTCTGGCACGATAGTCCAGTATCTCAAATGCCAGACGCACATCTGCACCGGATACCTCTGCGGTGCTGCTGGTCTTGAATAGATCATCTATGTACAGCACATCGGCTTCCTTGTATGCGGCGATCTGTGCGGCATAGCTGCCGTCCGTCAGAGCAGCTTTCAGCTGATTGGACGCTTCACGCCACACCATGTACCGTACCGAAAACCCGTTCCGGATCATGCCGCCCACAATGGCGGTGCAGATGTGTGTCTTGCCGCATCCGGTCTGACCGCCGATATAGAACCACCTGTGCCGTTCCTGTAGGTACGCTTTGGCACATTGGAGAATGTGCTGCTGGAATGGCTGCTCTGCGGTGTAGTTCTGAAATGTACAGATGCGGAGCAGGGATTCCAGACCGGATTCATGGATTCGCCGCAGGGTGTCTCTGGTTTTCATACAGCTGCACAGGCACATGACCTCATAGCCGTCCCGGATCTCTGCGATCATGCCCTTGTTGCGGCACGTTTTGCAGTCATAGCCGGTCAGCGTGCCGGACTGTGCATTGTACGCATCCACACGCATCTGCATCAGATCAGTATACGAAAGCCCCGTAGGGGTCATCGTCGGGAATGTCATCTTCTGCGGCAATGGTCTCATCCTCCCATCTTCTCTGATTCAGCCATGTGGCAGGATGCGGAATGAACTTCCAGTTCTCCTTGCCCCAGTGATAGACCTTCCGCTGCCGTTCCAGCTCCGCCAGCATCTGCTGCAATTCCGTCTCGCTGGGCTGGATCTTCTCGAACGCCCGTTTGGCTTTCTCCTTGCCCACCTTTCGGGGATACGCTGCCCAGAATTGGTCGAAGCAGCGGTTTCCGGTGCCTGTTGGTTTTCTCATGCTTCCGCCTCCTCATACAACGTGATGTCTGTGCAGTTCTGGCATAGATGCCGTTTCAAAGAACGGAAAGAACTCCAGTAGGGAGAATAGGTGTAGTAAACGCTGTAGGAAAGCACCGCCTCCCGAAAGGCTTTCTGTTCCCGTTTCAGCTTTTCCTGCTCCTTTCGGGTGAGTATACTGTGTTTGTGCTTCTGGAAGAACTTTCTGCGGATCTCACAGTCCTCCGTCAGCCATTTTCCCTGAATTTCACCGTCAACATAGACCGCAATGCACAGCTGCATCTTGTACCGCTGTGTCTGCAAAGACAGCGTGTAGCCGTCTGCCTGTAGCTTTACGATGCGGTAGGATGATTGCAGGTTCTGCTCTGCGGTTTCCCATTGTTCCTTCGTCATCGCCGCACCTCACGAAATGGTGAACCGCTTGCTCTCTGAAGCCACACAGTACTGGTCATAGAGGGACTGGTGTGTCTCCTGAAATGCACGGCTGTCGAACCGGCTGCTGACAACCGTGGTGTACCGCACGGTAAAGGTGCCCACCTCCATTTCCTCCAGATGCTTCTTGTCCATCATCGCCTTGACCTTGCTCCGCAGCTCGTCCGCCTCTTTTTTCAGCTGCTTGCCGGCTGCCTCCAGTTCCTTGATCTGGTTGACGGCGGAGAGCATATCCGCCTCCTGTTTCAGTGTCAGTTTTGCTTTTGCCATAGTGAAATACCTCCTGTATGAAAATAAAAGAATGAATGGTAACGGAAATCTTTTTTCACGCATTGCCTCCCTTGAAAAGGGAGGTGGATGCTCCCTATGGAGCATCCGGAGGGATCACCCTGCCTGTCATAAAAATAGACTTCCGTAATAAATTGCCGACTCTGCATTTTTAGAACTTGTTTTGCATCTGACGTATGCAAGCAAAATGCGTGCGAGAAGATGCAAAACAGGCTCTTACGGGCTTGTCACCGTCCTTGGCTGCATTAGGCGAGAGGAAATATTCCTCTCATAGGGTCATATGGTTTCCGTGTCCCGATGCTTCGGGATATGTCTGGTACGTTCTGTGTACCGGTGGAGAATGACCAGCTCCGTGCTGGTATTCTTGGAGATCAGCCAGTCCTCCGGATGGAATCCGTAGAATGCCAGGATCTTTTTCTGTGCCTTGGTGGGGCGTTTGCCGTTCTTCATCGGTCATACCTCCATATCCATGTACTTTGCCATTGCCACCAGTCCCTCATAGCTGTAATCCTCGTTGTCATAAGCATTGGAAAACAGATTGACTACGCCACGGAGTGCCTGCGGTGTCTGTGCGATGCGATACAGAAGATCCAGTTCCTTTTCCCGTCCGTCCAGCATGGGGAACAGCTTGGCAATGTCCTCACGCTGGATCTTGGAACGGGTGTACAGTTTCTTCTGCTTGGTGCGGTTGGCGATCTGTGCGAACTCTGCCTTCTTGCTGCCGATGCGTGTCACCGTTTCCAAGTTCCCGATAAAGCAGATGCCCAGCGTCTGCCCGTGGTCGGCAAAATCATCAGAGAAGCTCCGCAGCACCTCAATGGTTTTCAGCGGCAGGTGCTGGGATTCATCGAAGATCAGCACCGTGCCGTCACTCAGCTTTTGCCGGATGGAATACCACAGGGCATCTCTGGAGCGTTCCATGGGAGCACCGATGCGGTCGGCGATCAGCCGCAGCAGGGATTTGATGCTGGTCAGACAGGGATTCAGCGTGATCAGTACGCTGTTGTTCGGGTGCTCTGCCACAAAGTGCTGTGCCGCCTTGGTTTTTCCGATGCCGGCATCTCCGGCAGCAATGGCAAGACCGCCCTTGACCTGGCAGACACCGATAATGTCATAGATCTCTGTAGAAATACTGGTGTCTGCATAGCCGGATTCCTGATAGGTCTGCTTTGCCTGTTCCTTCACGCCGAAATAGCTTTCCAGCTTGGCAAACATTTTCTGCGGATTCGCCTGATAGCTGCCGCTGAATAACTGGGAGATCGCTCCCTTGGAGATGCCCAGACGTGCAGACAATGCACTCAGGCTCAGACCCTCGTCCTTTTGCATCTGCTCCAGCTTCCGGAGCAGGTTCTGTTGATGTTCTGTGTATTCCATCGCTTATTCTTCCTTTCGCTTTTTCGCATTTTGCTGCATTTTCTTCAGATCAATAGACACGGGGAGAAATTCGCTGCCAGAAACCATGCGGCTTTCCTCCAGCGGCTCTCCGGCTCGCACCGGTTCGATCGTCTTGGGCATTCTGATCTGGAAATGTTTCTTCCTTGCCTCTCCGGCTCTCCGGATCGTAGCGTCCAGATAATCGATCCGCTGTGCATTGGTCAGATCAGCCGTGATACCCTTGGCTTGATTCCGTACAAACGTTCTGGTGTGGCGGATCGTCTGCTCTGCATTGGCAATTTCCATCTTGTCAGAGGTCAGATAATCCAGCATCAGTGCGTCTGCCAGTTCCCAGGTAAACAAATACTGGTCTTTCGTGTTGTACAGCCGGACGGTTTTCAAATCTGCCGGATCATACCGCACATAGACTTCTTCGCCCAGATGCAGAATGGTTTCCTCCGGTTTCATGTACCAGATCTTTTCGCCGGCAAAGGTGATATACACACCGTTTCGCTTGATCTTCTGGGTTCTGGTGGAACGCATCAGCATCAGATTCAGCTCTGCCTCCGCCGCTTTGCGAACCGAACGGATCGCTCCGTTCCAGACATCCAGACGGCTCATGCCCCGGTACTTTGCCTCAGAACCGCCATACTCCTCCAGATTGTACTCGCCGTCGATCCAGTCATTCAGATAACTGCGGACTTCATAGTCCTGGGGGAGCTTTTTGTTCTTGATCCGCCGTTTCAGACTTTCCGGACGCTCTAAGATTGTGCCGCCGCAAAATCCGCTGAACGATTTGGAAAACTGGCTCTTGACCGTGTAGAACGTCCGCTCGATGGGCTTTGCTTTTGCATTCCGCACAATGGCGTTGTGCATCTCAATGCCCAGCCGCTGCAAAATGGTGGGCGGCTCCGGTCGGTTCTGGTCAGATCTTCGGGTGCGGTGCCCTTTTCCGCCCACATCGTGGGTGAGAAATTCCCGACCGTTGTCGAAGTACACCGCTTTCGGTATGCCGAACCGCAGAATGCCGTGCCGCAGTGCCAGAATGGTGGACTGGGAATCCGGCGATTCCGTCACGTTCCAGCCGGTAATGACACCGGACTTCGCATCCAGAAATGCGGTCAGATACAGGCGGTGAATGGTGCCGTTTTCGTCCAGTGACTGAATATCCAGTGTGTGATTGTCGGCGATCCAGACATCGTTCGGCTCCAGCTGGTCATACATTCGGATAATGTACGGCATACATCGGTCAGAAAACGCCTTTTCGCCCTCACGCATCAGAATTTTGGTTGCCTCTGCCACATCTCGGTCGATCCGCCGTCGAAAGCTTCGCTCCGATGGGATACAAGCCACCAGCTCCGGATGAAAGTCCTCTGTCCATGTGATAGTGTTGCGATAGCTGGCACAGACCGTGGGCTGGTTCTCGCTCAGCCAGAACCACAGAAACGCCTCCCACACCAGCTGTGGGATCTCGCTGCTGCCTTTGTTGCTGCCTCCTCGGATCCCCAGCAGTCCGGCGAGATCATGTTCCAGATATGCCTTCCATTTTCGGTACAGGATCCCCGTGGAAATCTGTAGGTCAGGGTGTTCCAGCTGACACTTGCCCACATACAGCTTGTCATAGTCGGTTTTCCTGCTGTATTGGATGCGTCCGGCTTGCCACTCTCGCAGGATTGCTGTCCAGATCTGAACCTCCTGCCGCTGCTGTGCAGTGCAGTCTTCAATGGTCATCTGCCGCACGGCTTTTGCCTTCTTCTTCGGCTTCGTTTCCGCCGGAATGGGCGTGGGCATCATGCCCATTTCCTGCCGCTTTTGCTGATAGTACCTCGCCTGCAACGGCTCCGGAAATGCGGAGACCGGGATCTGATAACAGGCTCTGTGATTCTGCGGATGCTCTTGCACCACTGCCGGTAAAACACCGTTTTTACACTGTTTTTGGATATATCTTGCAGAACAGTTTTTCAAGACTGCTGCTTCTTCTACTGATATGTAGTCCATAGCACTCCTTTCTGGTCTGCCATCCTCAGTACCGGTAGACCACCTCCGGCAGACAGCGGCTCTCTGCCGCTGTTTCGGCTTTTACATTTCGCTTAGGCTTATGGAGATTCCCAACTCTCGGAGCAGTCTGTTCTGCTCTGTTCTGGAACAGTCGCTGGTGCGGATCTCGTGGAGGATCGCCCAGTCTGTACAGCCGCAGTTCTTCATTCGCCGCACGGTTTTCCGCAGCTTTTGTGACCGTCTGGGCGGTGCTCCGCCCCATTCATGCAGTCTTTTCATCGGCTTCCTCCACCTCGTCATCGTCCTCGTTGGCGGTAAACAGCACATTGTCCGAAAACCACGGAAAGCACCGGCTGGCATATTCCCACTCTGCATCCATCTGATCGGAGAAATACGCACCGCCCCACACGCCCTTGCCGTCCTCATCAATGTGCCAGACTACGAATTCGCCGTCCGGCAGGATCGGTCTGGCAAGGCAGTGCTCCGTACCGTAAATGGCATAGATCAGGTGATTCTCAATCACCGTTCCGATTTTGATTTTCATGAAGCATACCTCCGCTTTTTCGTTTCCGGTTCTGTGGGGAGCAGACGCTCCACCGGAACACGCAGTGCCTTTGCCAGCCGCAGCACCACCGTGATGCTCGGCACAAACTTGTCCTGCTCCAGCTGACAAACATAGCTCTGGGATACCTCTGCCGCCTCCGCAACCTCCATCTGGCTCAGTCCCAGCGTAGTGCGGATCTCCAGCAGCTGTTTGCCGAATGTCTTCGGGGTCATTTTTCATCATCCTTCCTGTGTACGCCGTTGGTTTTCAGAATACGTTGTTTCAGTGCTTCCTTGGTTTCCAGCATCTCCGGGATAGCGTCATACCAGTCATACAGATACCCGATGCTTGCCGCATCTGTTCCGTGAAACCTTGCACTGGCAGCGATCTGCAAAGCCGTGGGATTTTCAGTCACGTCCACGCTGTATCGCCTCCCATGGCTTTGGCGAACTGCTCTGCGATCAGCCGCTGGGTGAAATAGTCCCGATAGATGTTCTGCTTCCCGTCCAGACAATAGCTGCTGTTGGGCTTGTCGCCGGTCTGCACCGTTGTCAGACGGACAGTTTTTCCAGTAGGCGAATAGGTCGTGGTAACACAGTAATAGGTGTGTAAAATTCTCGGTAACATGAAAATCGCTCCTTTCAAAATGTGATAATATTCTGTCGATTCTTATCGAATCCGTTGTATTTCCTGCCGGATTGTGTTATAATGGAGCAGGAAAGGAGGGATAGCAATGCAGATAAAACTAGATGATGTGCAATTTACTGCTGAACTTGCTGTAAATGCAATGCTTAACGTTCATTTGAATAAAGATGCAGACGTATTAAAGAAAAACAATCAATTTTCCGAACAAAATGTCATAAGGCTCTTTAACAAATATAGCTATAATACAGCAATGCATACAGATTTCGCAACAGATATTCTTGTGTTTGCAATCGCACAAGCTATATCAGAATACCACGATCAATTACGAGAAAAACTTCTTGAAAGCGGTATCGATATAGGCGAATTGGATACAACTTCTCGCACAAATAGAAACGCATATAAAAAAGCTAAAGATTCGTATGATGCAGACTGCGAAGCATAATTTTGATTTTGTTGACCTTTTCGCACGCTTTTTTCATTTCAAGGGAAGGCTTATCCCCCAGTTTAGAAAGAGGGAACACCATAAGAGAAACCTGTTTCTTATGGTACAACATCTCTTGATACAAGGATTTCGCATTTTTTGCCTGCTCCGCTGCATCCGGAGCAGGCTTTTTCCGGCACGGGATCCGCTTGATAACTTTCATGGGTTAATCCTCCTGGGTCAGAGCTTCATAATCTTCTCTGGAAATTGATTCGAGTTGCGTAAAATCCACATCCAGCGATGCAGCAACATTTCTCGACTGCACAGCATAGAATGCAAGAATTTCGCACGCACTTTCTTTTGTCGCATTTACTGTAGCGGTGCAATATCCGACACTACCCTCACCGCCAAAAATCAGAGCATCCCGTACTTTGTAGTAGAAATGCAGTCCCTTAGAATCCATGGTGTAATAGGTCGTGATTTTAGAATCCATATTTTTTCCTCCTTTTTCATTTACTTTTGCCTTACTTTGTGGTACAATTATCATAAGGCTTTTTATACCCTGTTGTATTGGTATGCTAATATTATAGCCCACTTAAATGGGTTTGTCAATAAGAAAAATTCACTTAAACGCATTTATGTGAATTGTAACCAAAAATAAGGAGTGTTTTTTGTATGTTTTATGATAATCTGAAAGCGATATGTGATGAAAAAGGGATAAAAATCACGCCTTTAGTCGCTGAATGTGGTGGTGCAAAAGGCTCTATTTCTAATTGGAAAAAAGGGGCTATGCCGAATAGTGAAATAGTAATGAAGCTGTCGGTGCGTCTAAATGTACCAACAGATCGACTCTTATTTGGGTCAGAGGCAGAGAATACCTCTATTTCAAATATTAGTAACTCTACAATTGGTGCTGTAGGGAATCATTCAACAGGGACAATAAATGTGCAGAATCCGGATATTGCTCCTGACGATGAACTTGTAAATGAAGTTGCAAGAATATTAAAAGATCTACCGCTTAAAGAACGAACAAAACTTCTAACTATGATATATGATTTTGAAGAAAACTATAAGGCAGAAAAAGAGGGATAG